GAAGCATTGTTTCCAGCAGGCTGACCGCCAGTTAAATAGCCCCATACGCCACCTTGTCTCTGTCCGCCTCCAGTAGGCAGAGCAGGAGCAGATATACCGCCTCCAAGATTAGCAGGTGTCATGCCTTGCCCAGAACCAAGTGAAGGCAAGCCAGTCATTGATTGAGCTGGATTTATAGCTGATTGCATAGCAGGGCCAGGCTGAACAGAACCAAGCATAACATCGCCTATTCCATTCGTTAGTGCTGATAGTCCGGTTGTTAGATAATTCCACATTTTATTTCTCCTTTGATTGACTTAACAGAACCACCGAAGTGGCTCTATAAATCAATCTTCTACATACTCGATAATATATCGAGGCACTTCTCGTGTTAAGTGAGCACCTAAATTCCCATTCTCAGTAAGAGCATTTGGGTCATAGTAATGCTCGATATAACTTGCTTTTTTAAGAAACTCAATCATTTTCTCAGGAAGCTCAATCTTTTCTCCGGGTTGAAACTCAACAGTATAAAGATTGATAGAAGCAAAAATGCTCCCTTCCTTTGGGTCTCTTGCATGCACGATAACTTTCTTATACTCTCCAAGTTGTTTATGGACTCTTTTGCCGTTTTGTAAAACAGTCGAAGTTGCACCTCTTTCAGCCACTGGATTATATTTTCCACTTTCTTCAATTCTCTGAACCAATACCGCATTCGTATCGCTTGGCTCATACGGAATTTCAAGTGCTTCACACAACTGTTTTAACTCAGCCTTATTCATTTGAGGTAAAGCTTTTCTCTTCATAGAAGTAGAGCTTGCTACATTCATATTCTTATCCTTTTAGGTTTATATTTGGAGATAACTCCATAAAACCACCCGAAGGTGGCTTTAGGAACTATGACCAAGCAAGCCAGACATTCCCGCCTGGAAGCATGTATCTTACAGAAGATACACCTGTGGTTCCATCTGTTCCGTCAAAGCGTTGCACACGAGCAGCTTGCCCGTTTACAACCGCTGTTTTAGTTTCAAGGAAACCTTGGGTAGCACCTGTCGGTAAATTTGTACTTGTAGCACTTTCTACCCATACAACACTATCATTTAGTATTGTATCCAAGTCCCCCTGAAAAACATCCACTTTTAGAGAACGAGCAAGCACTTGTCTCAACTCGTCCCAAGTGCTCATCTCGTTTAGCATCTCGCCTGTTACTGTAAACATCATATCCTCCTTAACGGATTATAACCAATTCCTACGGAAGTGGTACATTGTCATAGTAGTGTTTTTCAGAACCATCTTCGATAGATGCTACAGATTCAGCTCTAATCAACCATGCTTCATTAAGGATAGCCGCACCAGCGATTGCCTTCCATCCGATAGTACCGTATTGATCAAGTGGATCTTCCGCACCAGCAGAACCAAGAGGCTTAACTTTCGTTTGAATACCGCCTTTACCACGGATAGTAGTAGTAGCATATGCATCTTTAGCAAGGAAGTAAGAGATGTAAACATTAACTCCACCCTCATCAACAGGAGCATTGTTTGTACTCTCAATGACACGGAAATCACCAATAGAACCAACTTCATCTTCAATAGCTTTAGAATAGTCAGAATATGTTTCAACATTCTTCCAACCAACTAAATCTCTCAAATCTTCAGTTACTTCAGGTGATACGATACCGATATAAGCAGATCGGATAGGTTGAGTACCAACAGCAGTAGTACCAGTAATTACCGATTTAAACTTCATACCTCTTTGGTTTTTAAGCTTAACAGCCATGATTTTGAAGTCATTAGTAGTTAGCTTTTTACCATTAGCAGCTACTTCAGCTCTTGAAGTCGCACCATCAGCATAAACAACATTCGTACCGCCACGAAGGACATCTCTACGGATTGTATCCAATGTGATAGAAGCTTGATCTCCAAGAATATCAAGGAAGCTTGCTTGAATGTTGTCGAAGTCATAAAGGTCCAACTCATCAGTATAAACGATATAGTCACCATAGTGAGCTACAGAATACTCTACTTCTTCACGAACGATTTTGTTCGGTCGTTTAATGTTAGAACCATCGTACTCAGCGATAGGAGTAGTTGCAGGCAGGATATTTTTATATCTATATGCAAAACCACTCTTAGCATTTGAGTTAGCAGGTATGGTTCTTGTTTGACCAAATCTATCGAAAACTTGGTTATCAACGGCACGAGTAAGCAATCTTCTATCGTAAACCGCTTGTACCTTCGAGCTTAAAAATGTCCCTGTATCCATAACAGGGGTACGAGTAACAATTCCACTCATAATTTAATCCTTTTAGCGTTCTAAATCTTTCGCCGTAAGCTTTAGGAATTCCTCTTCAGGCAAATCCCAGATACTTTCGGCATCTTTAATGAAAGAAGTTTTCCTACTACCGCCTCTTTTCGGAGTAGTAGCTTTTCTTCTCAACTCTTTTTCTTTCTGCGTTACCTGTGGTTCTTTCTTTTGCATTTGTTGTCCTTGTGGTTGCTGTTGCTCATTAGCGAGCAGTTCAGCTCCTATCCTCGTATAGTGATCCATAAAAGAACCACCGTAGAGCATTTGAGCTTTTAATGCTTCAGGAACCACTTTGTCAGCAATGCCTTTTTTAACATGATCGTTAAAATGCATTAGCTTGACAGGATCGGATGCAACTTCATTAAGAAAGTCATCAGGCACAGCCTGGGCAACTCTGCTGAAATGAGCAGCATGCTCAGGCTCGGATTGAATAGCCTCAATGATAGAATCAATATGGGGGTCAACCTCGGGAGTATGAGTTTGCTGATAGTTTGCTGCACTCTCAGGCTCAATCTCCAACGGGTCTAGCCCATATACTTCAAACATCTTGGCTACGGCTTCTTTATTGCCGCTTTTGATATCTTTGAGAAGCATAAGCTCCTCTTTGCTAATGCCGCCTTCTTCGATAATTTTAATATCGTTGCGCCATTTAGCAAGCTCTTGTGTTTTCTTAAAGTAGTCAAATCCCTTATGTGCTAATTCAATCAGCTCCTTTGGGTCTTTGATTTCTACTTCAAGATTTTTACTTTTTATTTTTACTGGTTTATCGATCTTGATACCATATTCATTTTCAGGTTCTTTGTGGTCGTCCTCTTCTTCAGGTTCCGCCACTTCTTCTCCAGAATCCTCTTCATCTACATTATCGGCTTGTTCATCAGCTTCCTGTGCAGAGCTTTCATCATCCTGCTTATCTTCAACCTCTTCTTCCTCTTCCACTTCTGGTAGTTCCTCATCCTGAGGCTCCTCCTCTCCTTGGTTCTCTTCTGGTTGTTCAAGCTCGGCAAGAGCTTCTTTTTCTAATTCTTCAAGTTCTTTATCAGCCATGATTTACTAAGCCTCCATTTCTTTTTTGATTTCAGCTTTAGCTTCTTTAGCCATCTTACCGCCTTCTTCAACTTCGTGAAGGAATTGGTTAAAGATACCTCTTGCCATTGCTTGCTCAAGATAACCTCGTCTTTGGTCTTGGTTGTAAACCGCAAGATTATTGATTTGAGTCAATGCCCAGTCTCTAATAAAGACTTGCTCAATTAAGAGTTGCCAGTCTTTATTGTGTCTTAGTCTTTGTAGCGCCTCAGCAATCTCTATTTGCTTATCAACATAGCTCATTGCTTCAGCTAACTCTTGACTTTGATTTTCCATTTTTGCTCCTGTTTTTTATTAAACTTACTTTAAAAGTATATCACAATTCACTATCGTGGGTTATCTGCCGATTTATCTTCACCTCCTGAAATCATAGATTGAAACAGATCCAACATCATCTGCTTATCTTTTAAAGCAGTCTCGGTAGCAAATTCTTGAGGCTTTGTAATAGTCTGCATATCGGTAGCATCAGCTTTAGCAAGTTTCTCACGAGATTGTGCTTGTTTATACATAATCTCTGCTTGAGCCTCTGCTTGAAGTTTTTGTATTTCAGCCTGTAATTTAGCCATTTCAAGCTGTTGCATCTGCACCGCCATTGGGTCTGGCTGAGGTTGATATTCTCTAATTGCATCAGCAATATGCGGTTTATCAAATAGCTCCATCATTTCGGCAACAATCTGATTTAATAGTTGAGGAGGCAAACTTTGCCCTAATGTTTGTGCTTGTTGTAGCATCAGATTTAATTGCTGGATCTGCGTCTGCTTATTCATCTCAGTAGTTACTCTTACCGTAACATTTACATCACCTTGTAAATCTTGCGCTGAAACAGCTGCTTGCTGGCCAAACATAGTAACCATCTGTTCTGGGGTCAAAAACTCTTTCGCATATACCAACCAGTCTTCAAAAATAGATTTCATTAAGGCGGATAGATTTCTTACTGCGTCAGCCATTCTTTGCTGACTCATAGTTGTTTGAGTAGCCACACCGCTCGCTGTTTTGTTTTGAGATACTGTATCTAAAGCAGGACCTCCACTTCTAACTCCGCTTAACTGTTCTGTTTCTTCAGTAATCATAGTCATTACATTAAATACAGAAGGTGGGAGCTGATTGAAAGAACCATCAACGATAGCCTCTTTAGGATTAAGATTTGTTTGGATATATCTTTGCCCTTCAGTCATTCGCTTAAATTGCACATAATCCAAAGCTCCTCGTTGCATAAACTTTTGACCGTTATTTGCGAGAGACATATTATCGATAATACCACGCATGATACTACTTCTAACCTTCTGGTTATCAGCAAGGAAATATGCCATAGCATTACCCCATAAGCTAAAAGGCTTATTTGCATATGGAGCGGAATGGAAAGGTATTCTTTTTCCAGGCAAAGGATTTTCTTCTAAGCGAAGCAATACATCAAACTTATCGCTCCAAGTGGCAACTATTGGTTCTGGGATACCATCGCCGTCCATATCGTAATAACCCCAGTATTCAATCACCGTTACTCTTTGCATTACAGGATTTTTAGATTGATATTCCTCATCTTTGCCATATCCTCTTAAATCGGCATATCTTTGAGAACCAAGTCCGCTATCTTCCCAAGATCGTGTTATTCTACCTTCTATTTTGTCAAGAGCCTCTTTTCTATATAGCCCGCTCTCTCTTAGAGAACCAAGGGTCTCTTCGTATCTGTAACATATAAAATTGAGCTTATCTTCACTGTCAGCAGCAGGATCAGGAAATACATCTTCATTTTTGCATATAACGGCAGTAGGCTGGTTCTTAACAACTTTAGTTCTCGTATATGTAAATCTTGCAGTTACACCGTCAATATCTTCGACATTGGTAGGTTCATCAGGCAGTTGAGCAGCCTCTTCATATGAAAGCTCTATGGTTCTCGTCTCAGTCTCTTCTTGGAATTCCCATCCAGTTCTTACCCATACAGTTCCTTCTCTACCAAATACATCAGCAATATCAGACATAAATTTATATCTTGGAAATGCTTGGGTGAAGATATAATTTATATACATCTCAGCCATTTTTGCAGTACGAGCGCTATTTGCATTCAATGGGGCTACTTGTGCCGGTCTTGGAGAAGCGGTGAATGGTTCTATTAGATTAGGCTTTTGCCACTCTAATTGCTTTGCGATATCCTTCATTACAATGGCAGAACGAGTTTTTAATTCTTTCCCAAAAGGCTTTCCTTCATACAAATCATTCCATTCGGCAATATTATCATCTATTTCAGTCTTTGCCTCTTTAGCCTTTTTGTAATCATATTTAAGATTTTCAAAAATATCTTGTTCAGTCTCTTTACTTGAAACCCCTTCTTCCAAATCAGCAGAACCATGCTCGCTTGCTTCCCCTTGAGGGTTTAAATCAGCAGTAACCTTGCTTTGGCTACCTTCGTCTCTATATTCACTTGCTTCAGCCATCATAGCCTCCTATATGCTTGTTACGGTTACAGTAACATTCGTAATAACGCTCATTACATCATCAGATGTTTTGACCTTAAATGTAATTATACCAACTCCATTAGCATCGTTTTGCGGAGTATATGTAAATGTACCATCATCATTAACGACTAAAGTCCCCTTTTCAGGCTGTTCAACAATGCCGTATGTCAATCCGGAACCACCGAAGATGTTGCCTGAGATAGGAGTATTATAAGGTGTAGTGTACTCAATATTAAAACTTGGGGTATCGCAAACCAAATCACACGCTCTATCTTCAACAGTTTTCATAATTGCCTTCAAATCATCAATTGTATCTTGCGCAGTATCACTATTCGCATTAACGGCAAATGAAGCGAGTGAGCCTTGAGCTTTCATAATCTCAATTAAGATATTATCATCATATCCTTGTCTTTTTCTCTCTTCAGTCTGTAATTGCTCAGCAACTAAATCATCATTTCTCTCTTCTTGAATAAGTGATATTGCGGCTTGAGTTGCAGTTGAATTAATCGCTTGTGATTCTTGCATATACAATTGTATTAAAGCCTGCATTTTTTGCTCAGCGCTTAATGATAATTTATCAGCTTCACTTTGTAACTCTCCTACCATTGTCCTAAATGGAGAACCATCGCTCATCATTTCAGCACTAATGCTCTTGTAATATTGTAAAAACTTACTTTCTATTGTTTCCATTTTATGCTCCTAATTGTAATTTTTTATGTGGATTCCAAAACTCTCCACCTATATAATAATCATTCTTTGGTTTTTCCAAACCATTCATCGGATTAAACAATCCTAATGCGTACGGGTTAATCGAGAATGGCTTATCTAACAAATCCTGTGCAACATCAGCTACATTGGTTCTCGCCATCTGCTCAAATGCCATCTCTTCTCGCAACCGCATTTCTTCGGCTTGCCTATCCATCATCTCTTTTACTTCTTGCTCAAACTCTTTCTTTTGCACTTGACGATATGTGGTTCCAGCAACAAAACCGGCTAATTGCCATAATTTTCTTGATGCAGGAGCAGAAGAGCCAAATGTTGCTATCATGAGCCAAGCTCCAGTAAGAACTAGAGTTATGCTTAACAATCCTTTTAAAAATCCTTTAAAACCACCTTCTTCTTCAGTATATGCATCAACATAAGAAAAGGTAGATATAAGGTAGCTAATCTCATCTGGATTCGCAAACTTTTCAAAATCAACTCTCAAATAATATACATTATCGGGTGCATAATATTCAAACATTCCTATTTCATTATTCACCGGGTCAGTATGTTCTATAATTTTATCTCTACTCCCCCAAAAAGCAGAACCATAGAGTGGGGCATATCCTGTTTCTCCAAAAGGACCCTCTTCCGTAAAACAACTTCCATCATCAACAGGATTCCCACCAAAATCATAACATCTATATTCATCAAAAGGAATAGCGGCAAAATTGATAGCTATCTCTTCTTCCATATGTATTTGCCAATATACTTCAGGATTAACGGCTCCAAAAGAGTGTTCAGTTTCTCCAACTTTAGTCAATGATATTGATGCGACAGCTTCAGGAGATATGGCCACCAATGCCTTTATTGCTGAATAAACTTCTATACTAAAAGTTATTTCATTATCGGAAGAATCATAAAATCGCAAATCAAACTCATTCCAAAAGTATTGATTATAAAACTTGTAAGCGTTGGTTCCTTGCATTAAAACAATATGGTCTCTAATATCTTCCCCAAAGCCATATTCTTCAATAAGGGTAGTGCCTTTTATAGAACCATACTCCATGTCGGTATAACTCATAGGCACTCTATCTACTTCATTAGGATAATCATCATCAGAATATACTAAAGAATTATTTACAAGAACAGTTTTTGCTACTTGCCCCATCTCCCCTTGTAAATAATTCTTCCAAAACTCAAAATCAGAAAAAGAAAACCCTAATGTAGGGTTCCAAATATAGTGTATTCTTTGTTGTCCATCTTGAATGTTAAAATCTATCATTCCTTGCACATCATCTTCGGTAAAACCCAAATGATAAAGGAATTCTGATACCGGGTCTGTTTTTGTAAGCGCTGATTCAAAAGCATTTATGCCACGGTAACACTGCTTTCCATTTACCGTAATATAATGCGGTTGTCCCATATAATCATGAGCGGCCATGAGCAGCTTTTTAAAATCAGCCACCCATCTTCTAAACCCGACTATATTATTAACAGTGATAATAGTTAAATCAGCCATACCGCCCATATCGCTTGGATCATGGATCGGTATCGGGTTTATATTTCTATCTGCCATTTGCTATCACTACTATATTTAATAATATCCATCCTGTATCATAAGCCATTTCTATTCCTTTTTATCTAAGTTCTGTCCAGAGGTGTAAAGTAGCGTTCGTAGCGTGTACGGTATAAGTGCTATTGGCCGGGACTATAAAAGTACCACCGCTTCCTCCTGTTGAGTAACCTCCACCAAAACGAACTTCCGATAAACCGTCTAAGACAACTCTACCCCAAAAAGCTTCATTCAAATTAGTACCACCTAATGATACAAATACCATAATAGGCCTTCCAGTATCATTCACATACTGAGTAGCTAATGCCCTTTCACTTGTCATATCTTGCCAAGTCTGTCCTACACCTATACCTACATTACCATTTGCTATATCATCTACTTGTACACTATTGCCACTTAGTGATGTTAGCGTGTTTGTCTGTAATGCCCCTGTCATAGGAGTAGAACCATCAAGAGATACTTTATCAGAACCATCATATTGGTCTATCCATTCCTTACCATCTGCTGTACTATTAGTAGCAAGTAGTTGTCCTGCTGTACCTAAACCTAAGCTATCCTCTTTAGTAGCTAATTCTGTATCTACATATGTAATATCAGCCTTTAATGCTAACTCATTATCTACATATGTAATATCAGCTTTAAGTGCTAATCCTGCGTCTAATTCTACTTGAGTAATAGCATTGACTACATTATCAGGTACATTAGTAATAGCAGACCAATCAAATGTCCAGTTAATTA